TATTAGTAGTAATTACTTTATCAAAATCACTTTGAAAGTCTTTAAGAAACATCATATCTGAAACCATTAAAGTGCTTCCGTCTTTTTTAGCCTGTTTTTTAGCTTGTCCCCAAACCTTTTTCATAGCTTTTTCAAACAAAGCTTCATTTTTAGGATCTTCTTTTCTCCATTTGTTTAAAGAAACACTTGATCTTTTACCTTCTGGTAATCCTAATAACTCTGCTACTTTTGGTTTAAAGTCTGTATCAAAATCTAAAACATCTTGTCTATTTTTTCTTAAAGTAGATTTTCCTAATCCTGGATGTCCCCAAATTATAGAATGTTTTTTATTTTGTAAAGCAGGATAATACAAAAACATCTTATCGACATCATAATCTGAACCAGTTTGCGTCACAATCTCATGTGGCAACATAATCTGACCTTTAGATGTTGGAGGTAATATTCTTTTTACTATTAAAGGTAACATAGATGATTTACCTTGTGTAGGGATACGGTATCCAATAATTTCTAACACAGATTTATCAGGCATTTTATCATGGTCTATAATACCGTTTTCATCAGCATATTCCAAAATACCTAATTTCTCTGCTTCTTTATAGGAGATGGCGCACTCAGCAGCTTTCATATCTCCGTTCTCAAACGAATAATACTTCAACCTGTTTTCAGTATCATCACCGTACTCAGCTACTTGTACTGCGGCATCTCCTGGTAATCTTTGAGTAAGAACTCTTGATTTATATAAAGAAGCTAATGCGATTTCAAATTTCTTAGCGTAAGCTGGGAAAGATAAAGGCATTGCAAAAGAATAATCTCCTGATTCTAATTGCTGTATTTCTAAAGCGATACTGTAATTATCTGGTAAATCTCTTGACTCAATTTGTTCTATAAGTAATTTTTGAACCTTTTTCAAAAACTCTAATTGGTTTTCTCTTGAGTTACTTTTACCATTCGCTAAGTATTTATCGTACCCTAAGTCCTCTCTAAGTTTTTTAGAAGCACGTTTGATTTTCTCTACATATACAGAGTTGGAAACAGACTTTATTTGTTCTGTTGTCATAGCTTCCATTCCTTCTACTGTATTGTACACAGCACCTGGATCCATATTAGAAGTAATCAATTTAACAAATTGAGAACCGTCTTTTGGATCAGTACCTTTATCAGTTGGTAAAATAAATGGACTTCTTTCATTCTCTGAATAGATAGTCTGAAGAGTCATGTTAGATAAATAAGATCCATCTTGAGAATAAGTATTTACACCTGACTTACCTACTTTTACAGCAGACTCCATATTCACTACATCTATAGGATCCATGTTAGAAAATTCACCAGTAGCTTCCATTCTTTGACGTAATTTATCTAAAGATGGAACTTGCTTAGTCATACCAGCGTATAAAGGAACAGTAGAGTGTTTAATTTGTTTAAACGACACTCTTTGTAATGCTACATCGTATTGTTTTCCCCAGTAAAAAGTTTTTAATGGTTTTAGTGCAAGTTTATTTACCCAGTCTGGCCAAGAAGATACTGGAACTTCTTTTTTCCAATACTCATTATATGCTTTTTCGTGAGAGTGTTCTCCTTCCATAGTCCAATCACCTCTACTCATCATTGAATGACGGTGAGCTTCAAGAGTTGTGTATCCTTGTGCATCAGCAGAATTACTTCCTTTACGATACATTCTAACTATTTTGATAGCATCTTTCTTCTCTGTAGATAGAGAAGAAGTAGATTTTTTCATTCCATCTTCTGTAAGGTATGGTTTTGCCCAATTAGACTCACCAACTAAATTTTCAGCGATATTAACTGCAGAATCTACAGACATAGAAGTTTCTATATCTTTCATAATAGCCATGGACATCTGCTTAGGTTTTCCGTACATTGAGTCTATTACATGATCGATACCTGGGGTAATAGTTTGGTAAGAACGTTTACCAGCATCTGTTACAACTGATAAGAACTCACCTTTAACACCATTGAACTCAGCATCATTTGATATATCTGCAGTTTTTGTTTTATACAGAGCTAAATCCCCCATTTGGAATTTGTTTATTTCTGTTCTCCAAACAAGTTCGTTCATTAAAAATTCAGAAACTTGGTCATCTATCTTGTTTACTTGCTCACCATCTATAGTTACAGAAGTACCTCCAAAAGAATCTACCTTTACCATATCGGTATAGTAAATACCGTCTTTTTCAAATAAGACACCAGCTTTAACCATTCTATTTTTACCACGTAGAACTTCTCTATCTAAAAACGCATCTAAGGCTTTGTTAACTTTTGCGTAGTTTGTTTCTGTAGAGATTTCTTTTAAGCTTCCATCTGTGTTAAACAATCCGTAAGTAGAGAAGTTTAAATCAGGTATAGACATAAATTTCAATCCATTAGCAGCTTTTCTATTTAAAGTACCATCTGGATTAGTTCCTTTATAATGTAGATTTTCTACTAACTGGTCATCTCTTAAAGCTTCTGGACCGAACAATTGTTCCTGAGTAAGTCTAATACGAGCAGCTTCTTGCATTACATTTCTTTTCAAGACATGTTTTGCAGCTTCTTTTACATATTTTACTCCAATACCATTACTAATACTCATCTCAGCAGGTGCTTTAGCATTTTGTAATGTAGGAACTTTCATGTATAAAGACCTTCCTTTATCTGCTTTCGTACCCATACTTATATAAGAGTAACCTGTACTTTTTCTGTTACCATTGTTTGCAAACATAGCCATACGTGTTAACCATGCTTGTTTTTCTATCATTTGGTCAAAAGAAGTACCTTTTCCTTTTTCTTTATCCTTAGCAGTATCAAGTTCGATTATATCAAACTCTTCTCTCATCTTAGGATTATTTTTTAATAACTCAAAAAATAGAGAACCATGTACTCCTAAATTACCATCTGGATTGTAGAATACATCTTTAGAATATGAGTCTTCCCACATCTTTTCGATATTTTCTACTGTAGAAACATCTTGTTTAAATTTAGAAATATAAGAGTTTAAGTTTATAGAATAAACCATTTTACCCTCACCATTTACAAATGAACCAGTGTATAAATCCGTAGATACATCTTTAACTAATTCAGCTATTTTAGTAATTGTTTTTAACTGACCTTTATTCTGAGTAGAAACGTATGGATCAACTCCTTTTCCAGATTTTATTTTTTTAGTTTTTACATCATACCCAAGTTCATTCATAATAAATTTGAATTTCCCTTGTACATAAGACTTATTAAAATCTTTTGGAGAATATTTAGTAGCAAGCATTTGAAGTACAGGAGCGTCAAACTCTATACCTATGAAAGAAAACACTTCATTAATTGCTTTGTAATAATCTACTGGATTTTCTTGAAGCTTTTCATTACTCAATGTCTCATAAGAATCAGCCATTTTTTGAAGCACTTCTTTATTAACAGTAGCTGTTTGACCTTGCTCTTCAACAAATAAATTCTTAGCGTTTTTATTACGAGCCCATCCTTCTAATATCTGTTTTAAAACACCAGTACGATTTGTTTCAATAAGTTTCCACTCCATGTTTTCACCTGAAACAACTGTCATAAACTTTAACTGTGTTTTAGACATTACAGCTTTAAACTTATTTTTAAGTTCTGGAGACCAGTTTTGATACTCTGTATATACAGAGGAAATCATTGGGTTCCATGCTGATAACTCTTGTAATTTATCTTCCATCTCAGATATATCCACATCTGCTAACTTACTTGTAAGCATTGAATATACTTTATGAAAATCAATAAAAGTAGGAAGCATTGTAAACTTACTTCTTCCATTTGAAATAGTTTTACCTGTTTTTTTGTCTACTATTGTAGGAGTAGGAACAAAACTTAAAGCTATTTTAACTTCTGATGCTAATGTTTTCTTAGGATCACTTAAAGCAAAGTGTGAATTATGTATTCTTTCAATAGATGTAGATTCGTTTTCACCTTCTTCAACTACTTCTTCACCAAATTCAAGGACTTCATTTTCTACTTTCTTAGCATCGTATTCTGTAAATCCATCTGTTGTTTTTTGTCTTTTTACATTTGAACCGTGTAGTTTTAAACTATCGATTAATAAAGAACCAAACCCAGGATCTGAAACAATACCACCTTCAAATTTATCATTCCATTCAGAGTCTTGTAATGATTTTTCTAAATATCTACCTGATAATGTTTTATTAGCAGTAGGATTTTTAGAATTTAAAAATGTAGTACCTTGTTTTAATAAAATGTCTCTTGTTTCATTAATAGCAGTCCTAACATCTTCTACATACTTATTAGATGTAATCATCTCAGTAATAGAAGTAGCAGTTGTTCTACCATCTGCAATCATTTTAGGTATTACTTTTCTCATCAATGCGTAACGCATTGTGCTTACCATATCATGTTTGAACTCTTCTGTGAATCCTTTTTTTCTTCTAAGTTTAAAATCATTTGGATTAAAATATTGCTTATCCATGATTGATTTTGCTCTTTCTGAAAACGTTACGTTACCATTCTTAATGTTTAAGAATGCTTTATTCATAATAGAATTAGAAAGGTAAACTGAATCTCTGTTCAACATCTGAGAACCTTTTATACGCATCGCTAAAATTGCTTTTCTAATTCTATCAAAGAATTTTTGAATAGCAATTCCTACTTTAGTTTTCTTTATTTTGCCTTTTGACTCTTCAGACTCCATAAAAGTTCTGAATGCTTCGGCCATTTCTTCTTCATAATAAACTTCAGCTAACTCAGCTTCATTTTTATTAGGATATGTAGTTTTTAAATCTTGGTATTTTTGTGAGCGTTTATTTATTTCTCCAAATACTTTTTTAGCCGCTTTCATTAATACTTCTTTTTCTTTAGAAGTAGAAGCTAAATCAAGAACTAAGTGAAAAGCTTCGTGATAAGCAGTTCCTTTTTTACCATCTCTTGCTAAAAACACCATTCCATTTGAATAAGCACCGTATGCTTTTTCTCCTTTTATAAGAATAAATTTAGCTTGAGCCATTGGAGCTAAATGTTCTTCTCCGAATGTATCTATAATCCAGCTAATCTCTGTATCAGTTAAGATGTTCAAAGGATTTTCTTCAAATTTAGACTCAACTTTTCTAAAAACTAAGTCTTCATCATTCGGATCTATATCCTCTGTATTGATTGTTTCTGTACCATCTAACTCTTTTTCTGGTTCTAACTCTTGTGTGTTATTATCAATTTCATTTTGAGTCGGATCTGAATCAATAACATTATCTGTTTCAGAAACTATTTCAATATTAGCAGGTGTAGCTTCTCCATCTGTATTGCTTTCGTTTTTAACTGCATTATCTTGCTGTTCTAAAGCTGTTAATTCAGCATCGTATTTAGCGTTGATTTTGTCTATTTCAGTATGTTCTTTTACATAGATCTTCTCATTTTTATAATCTCCTATTAAATATACAACATCATTAGTAAACACAGGCTTTGTAGTATTACTATTAGTAGTACTTGCGTTATGCTTTAATCCTGCTGTTTTTAAATTAGCTCTGGGTACTACTGCAATATAAGGATCTCCACCTGCTTTTTCTGCAAAATCCATTACCACATTAAAGCCTTTAGTTCCATTTCCAAAGTATATACTGCTATACTTAGGATTATTATTATATCCTTTTTGACTTAAAACACCAGTTTCAGCAGCATTTATAAATCCTTCTTTAGATAAACTTCTATAAGCTAATTGATCATTTATATAATTAGATTGATTTTCAGGTGTTAACTCTACTGAATTTTCTATACTTAACAACTCTACCTGCCTTCTTCTTTTTATATCAGCTTTAGTTTTAGCTTTAGCTACATCCAAACTATCTATATCAGATGTTACTTCTACTGAAGGAGTAACAATTTGAATTTTTTTATTTACTGGAATTAATTGCGCCTTAGAATTTGTAAACTTTTGTCCTGTGCTTAATCCTGTAACATCGGTAGTAAGTATATTCTTACCTTCTAAGTATTCAGAGTATGAATTATATGTTTCTCCAGTAGTGTGGTCAATTGTAGCTGTGTTGCTAACAATATTCTTTTTACTGACATCATAATTTTTACTCATTATAGCATCCTTAATAACTTGTCTGAAGTCTTGTAATGCTTCAAGCATCTCAGGAGTTAAAGTCTTAGGGCTTTTAGGATCGAAATATTCTTGCTTTGGTTTTCCGTCATCATTAAGTAATGGCTCACCATAGTTGTATTCTGGATTACCAGTTGATGATTGGTAAACAGTTGCTAAAAATCTTTCACCATTTAAAGCTTGTCTTAAATTGTTAATTCCTTTATCTCCGAAATCATAAAATCCAATAGATAATATTTGACCACCTACTCTTAATTTTATCTCTCTATTGTTTGCAAAAAATAAAGGTCCATTAGCATTTTCAGAGTCTTCAATATTATGATTAGCTATTGTTCCTACAATACTTTTAATAATAGCTGCTTTATCATTACCTTCTAATTCACTATTTAAAAGAATATTATCTATAATGTGATCTGCATCTTTTTCTGATACTTTTTTAGTTTCTAAACGTACAGGAACTTTATCACCATTAGCAGAAGTAACCATTGCGTAAACTCTACCATCTTCTACTTTTGCTTCATATTCTTTTTCAACGCCATTTTCCGTATAAATAACAGTACCATTACTACCAACACCTAATGTAAAATCTTTTCCAAAAGCACCTAAAACTCCTATTGGATTTTTAGCAGATGAACCATCTGGTTGCTTTTGATTTATAACAAATCCTTTTCCTTTTTTATGTATCATAACTGGTACAGCTCCTGATTCATCTGAATAAACATCAAAGTTTGTCCTTAAATCGGATAACTCTTCTACGCTGTCAGCAGCAATTTTTTGTACTGGAGGACCATCTGGAGTTAAATGAACTGTAATAGGTTGATTATGTTCACCTGCGTCTGGGAATATCTCTTGTCCAGCTTTTTCATGTCCTTGAGGATATACATATTGTCCTTTTTTAAGATAAACTACCTGGTCTTTTTTTGCATTTTCAGGTTTAACCCAGTCTTCAAACGCTAATACTTCGCTTTCTAATACAGGAGTCTCGTTTAAATCTGCTGGAACTATATAAATAGGCTCACCTTTCATACCTTTTGTTAGCAAAGGAACTGGAGCAGATGATTTATCGTATCTAAACTTATCCATTCCAAACCCTTGCCTTATTATAGGCATACCAGTTGTCTCATCCAATTTAACTGGATACCAATATAAAGGAATAGCAACTGCTTTCTCAGCTTCTGTAAGATTGTCTTCTGTTTTTCTTACATACTTAGTAGCTAATTTTGGAATAGGATTACCATTTTCATCAGTAGCTTTTACAAAGAAACCTTTTTCACGAACACCCATCTCGATGTTATTAGAAGTAGGAGTCTCAGGATTATCTATCTGCAGAGATATAAATTGCGTATCAACTGTTGTTACAGCATCTACTGGCATTGCTTGTAACTGAGGTTGCATTTTAGCTTCAGCCTCTTCTTCAATATCTTCTTCTTCTGTAGTTTCAACCTCTGAATCAAGATCTAAAACAGGGGTGTTCTCTAAACCGTACTTAGCAGAATTATCACCTTCTTTTTCAGATAACTGAACGATACGAATATCTTTAGTATCTAACATTGCATCTGGATCAACTCCAGCTTCTTCTAATTCTTTATCTCTTTGTTCTAAAGCAGCTTCCTTATCTTTTAATGCTTGTTCAAAAGATTGTAGTTCTTGTACTCGTTCATTCAGTATCGCTGCTTCAGATGACTTTATATCATCTCCCAGTAAATCTAAGTTATCAGTGATTTCTTTTACTGTATTAGCCTCTTCTAAAAGCATTTTAGTACCATCAGATAATTCTGCTTTTCTTTCTGGAGATAAATTTTCTAATGTTTTATTAGGAACTTTTTCCCCCAAATCTTCTGCAGTAGCAGTAGGCTCTGTTTCTTGTACAGTTATTTTACCATCTTCACTCAGACTTACTGTTGGAACACCTAATATTTCATTTAAACTCTGTTGTCCTTCAGAAGGAGCATTTTGAGTAGGAGCTTCTTCTTTTTCATTTGTTGGAGCTTCTACTTTTTTACCTGGTTGTTTTTTAGCAGCCTCAGCAACTTTTTTAGCAGCTTTAGGTGTTAATCCTAATTCTTGTTTTAACGACTCTGCCTGTGTATCTATATGCTGTAATACTTCAGTTTGAGCTTGTTTTCTTTTATTGTCTAAAGCAATAGTTTCGTTTTTAGAAACCTTTTCTAAAAAGTCATATAAAACATCTAAACGAGAATTTTTCTCAGGATGATTTGATTTCTGTACAGAGTTAATTAATGATTGAATACCATCACGAGTTAAACCATTATCGATTATTTCATCTTGTATTCTTTCTCTAAACGCATCTTCCCTACGTCTTTCAAATCTATTTTTACGAATATCATCTGCTTTATTTTTAGCAGCCCTTTTACCTTCAGATTTTTTAACCATCTGAATATACTCTGAATCTAATTCATTTTGTATTTTAGAATTTTCATCAGCTTCTTTTTCATTATCTCTTTTTAACTTTAAAGCAAAGGCAAAGGCATCATTTTCTAATGCTAATTCTTCATCTGACATAGATGCATACGAAGGAGATAACCCAGAACGTATTTCGTTCATAGCTTTTTCAACTTCTTGTATGTTTTCTTTTGCTTCTTTTGTGTATTTTTTATAATTCAAAGCAGTAGCCCTATTAACTACTGCACTACTTTGTAGTTTAGGAGAAGCAAAACTAAATTTATTATAAGCATCTTCTGTTTCTTCTATAAACTCAATAGCACTTTCAGCTCTTTCTTTATAGTTAGAAGGCATACCTCTTTCATCAATAGCTTCTTTCTCAGGAATACTTGCCATGTGTTTATACGCTGCAAGTAAAGACTCAGTAGTACCGTCTTGCAAACTGTTTTTAACCTGACTCCATAACATATTATCAGCAGCTGCACTTACTTTTGCTTGCGCTTGTTCTATTTTCTTTGTGTCTCCCTCTGCTTCTGCTTTTTCCAGTTCTTTTTCGGCTGCTTTTTGAGCTTCAGCTTTTGTTTTGAAATCCGCTGCAGAAAGAAAAACACTTGATAATGTTCCATTTTTAGCACTGCTTTTCTTTGCCATATTATCAATCTCAGCAATACGTGCTTCTTGTTTTTCAAACTGTTCTAATTCTTGTTTGTACTTACCAGACGCTTTTCTGTACGCCATACCACCAGCTCCTTGACCAATACCACCAATAGCCCCAAGCGTACCAGCTTCCCAGAAACTTGCATCATCAGCATATTTAGCCATAGAATTACCGTCAGCTAACGCTGATAAAAGATTATCCTTACCTCCTCCAGCAATCGCTTTTTTACCTTCTCCTTCAGCTATAAAGTTTATTTGTTCTTCTCCAAATTCTTGTACACCCTCAGCACCTAATGTTCTTAGTCCTGCTTTTGAAAATAATTTTTTAGGGGCCTCAAGTAAAGTTCTTGATGCTAATGTTTGAGCACCAGCACGAGTAAACATACTTGCACCAGTTAAATTCAAAGCAATATTTGCTCTGTTAATGGCAATTATATTAGAAGCGTCATCAGCAGCTTTGGCTTTAGCTTCTTCTTCAGTAGCACCTAAAGAAATATAATGATCTAAATTTTCTTTGTAAACTGTTGAAGCTGACATTACTGCTTCTGTTTGATTCAGAGCTGTAGCTGTAGCTAATGTGGATGTTCCTTTAGCTAATTTTTGTACCCACTTAGCTGCGTTAGCTGTTAATCCAGCAGCACCAGCACCAAACGTAGCACCTACTACAGCACCTTGCGCTGCAAAAGCTCCTATTGAAGCAACTAAAGAAGAACCGTTTTCAAACCACCATGCTGGATCTCCAATATCAAAAGCCTCTCCTGGCTTTTCTCTGTAAATAGCAAAAGAGTCATTCATTGCATTTTTATACTCTTCCATTTTATCTGAAATAGGATTACCTACTTCATCATCTTGATTGTAGTAATCTTCTATATCAACCATAGAAGCCATACCACCTACAAAATCAAATATAGCACCACCCACAGCTCTAACAACCGCATTACCAGCTTGCTCAACTCCACTTTGTCCTTGAGCTCTACGTAAATCTAACTCTTGAGTACCAACCCAAGGTTTAACTTGGTCCATATAATCAGAGTAAGCATCTACATCTATGTCATATACTTTATTTGCGTTTAATCTCGCACCAGCACCTTCTTCGTATTTTCCTGGATTCTTTTTATAATCTTCAAGCTGTGCTCCTCTAAGAGGTAGACCTGTTGAAGGATCTAAAACAGTTTCATTTAAAGCCTCAGAAATAGTTTTTTTCTTTTCTTTTTCACGCTTTGCTGGTCCAGGACCAGGATTAGCAGGAACACTTTTTTGAAATTGTTCTTCTTGTTGTTTACGAAGTCTTTCTAATTCTTGTTCTGAATAAGCTACACCAGTAGCAGGATTGATTGCGCCAGCCCCATAGCCACCGTCTGTATTGAACATTATATTTTCTTCCATGATAATACTTTTTACTAAAAACAGGTAGATCAAAAATACAAAATATCCTTTAATCTATAACTGTTTTTAGTAAAGTATAATCTAAAAGTTAATAACTACCAGTATAAACTTTTTCCAAAACATCTCCCATTTCTGCTAATCTCTCTGAATAAGGAGTAAGAGCCACTCCGTTTTTACTTGTTGCTGATTCAGCTATCATAGGTTCTCCTTGGGAGTTATAAACTATTATACCAATATGGTCAATACCATACTTTCTATTTTTATCAAACCCATGGTCTCCAGTATCAAATGCTATCACCATTCCTTCTTTTAAATCTGATTTTTTAATAGATTTCCAATCTGTATAAGTTTTATGGTCTTTAGAATTAACCCATAATCCTTGAGAACTTAAATCATCTGTTGGAACTGATTTATTTAAGTCTGTAAGTACTTTATAAACAAACCCCGAACAGTCTATACTATTCCCACTTTTATCTCCAAGATTATATGTTTTATCTCGCATAGAAGCAACAGAACGAACTATAGCTTTACTTGTACTATTTGATGGTAGTTGATTAAAAGCACTCACAATTTCATCTCCTTTTAAAGATGTTCCAGAAGGCTTTTCATTTTGCTCCAGAGTTTGCTGTGCGTATGCTTCAGCTTTAATATCATTCAAAGTTTTTGGAGTTGCTCCATTTTTTTCTACCATATTTGATTTAACTACATTTGATTTACCTTTTAAGTTATCAGTAGTCAATTCTTTTGCAGGAGTAACAGGAGCAGGTTGCTGATAAGCTTGCTGTTTTATTTGGTCTAATGTAATTCCAATATTTTGCTTTGGAATTACAGGTTGTAATGGTTTTTGTGGTGCTGGTGGCTCTTGTTCTTGTATGCTTGAAGTAGTAAGAACAGGAGGAGTATTAGGCAATGGCACAGCCCCTCCTCCTTGTTCATTACTTGGGATATTTACTGAGTTATTGGACTTTTTTTTTCAACCTCCTCTTGTTCAAATATAGATGGATCATATTGTATTCCTAACATATCCATTAAATTTCTATATGTTTGATTCGGAACGTTTACTGCTTTATATGCATTTTTATATTCTTTATCAATAGATTGTAGTAGTATTTTACTATCATCTCTACTATCCACATCTACAGTAAATCTTTTAGCTTCTAAAGCTTTACCAGTCAACATACCATCTGTCATTGTTAAAAATAACTGACCTTCAGGAGAGTTAGCATCTATAGGAGGTAATTTTGTTGTTTTAGGATCTATGTTACTTATAAAAGTATGTAAATCTGGTAACGTTTGTTCCAACCCATTATAAAAAGTTGTAGATGGAGATAAATTTTCACCACTATACTGATAATTTTGAGATCCAGTTTTTTTCATTTGGATGGTATTATCAACACCTTGTAATATAAAACGATTATTTACAGGTATTTTAGTAAGTTGTGGAATATTTATCTCTGTTGAATAATTATTTTTAGTATCTGATATTTTTAAATTAGCGTCTGCATTTTCAAAAATCGCATCAGTTGTAACCGTATTATTTAATCTATCTTTTACAAAATCAACTGCTCCAGATTTATCTGTTACATTAGCTTGATTCAAGTAGTTACCTAAATGCGTATATAATGAGCCTGAAGCATCTCTACTTGAGTACATGGTGTAAGAAGTAGGTACTTTTGTAGCTTTTCCAGTATCATCGTATGTTGTTAAAGTACCTTTTACTATTATTGGAATATACTCTTCACCTCCTCCTAAATCTAATTCATCCATTCCTACATGAGAAAACTCTTCAGCTACAAAACCTGTTAATAATTCTGGGTTCTCTGTAGCAGATATAGCCTCTCCTGTTGTTGTATTATAAACAACAGCATTTTTTTGATTAATTATATCTGTTGCTGATGATAATGCATTTGCGTAAGATTCGTTAGCCATTTTCTTTTGTGGTTCAGAAGCTAATCCTTTTTCTATTTCAGGAATAGCTAAAAATCCAGTAGAATATGCAGGTGTTTCGACACCTACTTTTTCGATATGGTTATTGTACGCATCGTAATACTCTTGTTTCATATCTTCTGCCATAGCATCAAAAACATCATCAAACTCTTGACCATGTGATGAACCTCCTCCTTTATGTTTATAAAAATAACCACCTAATTTTATTAACGCTTGTTCTTGATTTTCAGGCCACTTTAAGGCATCTGTTACTTTTTTTACTGCTTCAGGATCTTTAGTGGCTAAAGCTTTTACAAAAGTAGCTCTATCTATTCCTGCTCTTTCAAAAAACTCTGGTTTTGCCTCAGCACTATATCCTTGATCTATTACATAACTAAGTCTTTTAGCAAATTGCACAAACTCTTTATTATCCATATTAACACCAGAAGCTTCATTTATAGCTTGTCTTACATACTCTGTGCGTACATAGTCTTTTACATTTGAAATATCTGATGTAACTTCCCCTAACTCAAGATCGTTATCTTTAATGATATTTCCTTTAGCATCTTTTTGAAACTCTACATTTTTATAAAAATCGATAGTATTTGTCTTACGATCCCACTGTCCAGTTCCTTCTAATTGACGTTTTATTTTAACAGCTTCTACTCCTTCATTGTTATTTTGAATAGTATTATCTTCCCAATTATTTCTTGTTTGTACAAGTGTATTTAATTTATTTATAGCAGCTTGTTGCTCTATCTGATACTGTTTATACTGAGATGCAGTAATTGGAGGGGTAACATTATTTCTAACTGCTTCTTCGTATGCTTTTATCTCTGCAGAATGCTCTTGGGTTTGTGCTGCATAAGATCCTTCCAGTTGTGCTACTTCTTCTGGAGAAGTATATCTTTTAGAATTAGTATTGTTAACACCAGTTACTTGATCAACACTTGTCTCAATTGCTGGAGGAACAACTACTTCTTCAACTTCATCAGCTTTCTTTCTTTTATATGCTATGGTCGCAGCAAGTTGTGCATCGTTTTGTGTATGCGCACCTATTTCAGTATATGCAGCGTAATCAACTGCAGCTGCGATACCTTTATCAATATAAGCTTCTTTATCAAAAACGGTTCCACCGTTTTGTTCTCTTAATTCTTTAATTAAATAATTAGCCCCGTCTTCACTATGACCTTGACTCATTAATTCTTTCTTTTTAATAATCTCAGCTCCCCTATCTTTTTGTTCAAAGAAAGAAGTAAAAGCAGGAGAAGAGTTTACATAGTTTTTAGCAATACGTGTAGCTTCTTCAGCAGTAACTTCTGAATTGTCTTCCCATCTAAGAACACCAAAATTATCAGCTTGCATTATACGCCCATCCTCTGTATAGATAGGTGTCTTGTTTGCTTTGATACCTTTTAAATACTCTTGAACATTTTTAGCCATTTCAGGAGTTTTCTTAGCCATTACATTTTCCCATTTATTAAACGATCTATAATCATCTACTTCTCCGATACCAATTTGATTTTTAGCTTCTATATCAGCCATAGCTGCTGCATATACTTCTGGATCTAAACTCGCTTTTTCTTCTTCAATAGCTTTTTTATTTGCTTCATAACCTTTAGAAAAACTTCTAATATCTTGTAACGCAACATCATTAGCTGCTTGAGAACCAAGACCTATCATTTTATTATACTTCTCCGTGGTCGTCAGCTTTTTATCATTTAGAACCCTTTCTTGTTCAGTGTTGTAATAATTAGCTCTTTGTTCTAATTTACGAGCATTAAAATCATTTGTAGCACGAATGTCTTGATATTGTTTATCAAGCAGAGCCTGCTGTTTAGCCAACTTTTCAGTTTGACCTGTTCGCCATTTTTTGTTTTCCAATAAAGCACCAAAAGGAATTGGATTCGCTTCTGGCATTAATGCAGCTCCTGGAGCTAAAAATTGATATTGTGGTGTATATCCCATTACCGTATATTTAATTTTATTAACCTATATTAGTTCCCATTCCAATCAGAGAAGTTCCAGCACCTTTAACAAATTTACCAAGCCCAGCCCATCCAGATCGTTTTTGAGCATTACGTAAATCAAGTTCTTGTTTATTGAGCTCGTTAACATATTGAGCGTATTCTCTATCTTGTTGCCCCATGTTTTGATACATACCACCAAGCATTCCTTGTTGACCTGCAAGACTTCCATATAAACTTGCTTTTTGAGATTGTAGACTTCCTTCAGAAGAACCAAGTTGATTCATACCTGCTGCTTTCATTTTTTGAGTATCTAAATCAAACTTATTTTTGTAAGCTTCTATTGATCCCATCTGAGCTTGTCTTTGTCCTTGGACATTTTGTGCTCCTGCTAACATCTCAGCTCTTGAGCCTGCACCACCACGTAATGCGTACATTTGATTACCTGCAGCATTAGAAGCGTCAGCTCTTTGTTGAGAAACATCTAAATCACCCATTCCAGCATAAATATCTCTGGATGCTTGAAAATCTCTAACTGCTTGTGAATCCATATCACCTACAGTTTCACCCATAGCACCAAGATTTCCAGACGCATTTCCAAATTGATTTAATGCATTTTGTTTTTGCTCGTTTTGAAGTCTTTCCCATTCATAAGGATCTTTTCTTCCTTGAGCAAAATCATAAAACATTGTAGGTAAAGGTGTTGCAGCACCTACTCCTGCTCCTATATTTTGTAACATTGATCCATCACCATGTTGAGGTAATTTACCTCCATACTTAGCTATTGCAGGTATTCCAGCAGCAGCCATAACAGACTTTGTTAAAATTTTTCCAATATCTGATTGAGCCATATCTTTTGAAGAATCTTTTTTATCTTCAGTTGTAATTTCTGGCATATCTTCTGTAGCATTTCCTTCTCTGTCTTTAGTTTTATCCATCATTTCTAAAGCTTCCTCAGACAAACCACCTTGATCAGGTTCTTGATTGTTATAGAAATCTAAAGCAGCGTTTCTATAACCTCCCTGTCCAGTGTACCCGCCATAAGCAAAGTTATATTGCATACTTAAATTTGGGTTAAAATAACTATCTTTTCTCATAACATTATTAATTCCTAAGTTAAAGTTACCCTTTTTATTTGAATAATTATAAGAAGCATTTAATTCTGGATTAAGTTTTTTACGAGAAGCAGGATAACTATTTACTTCCACACCAAAATTACCTTTTTTTGTAGGTTGGTTATATCCTACGGACAATCTATTAACTTTAAATTTAGAATTATCTTGAATAGGTATTTCACCATTCACAGCTGCTCTTAATCTATTTTTTGTTCTAAGTTCTAAATCTGTAGCAACTGTATCACCATTTTCATTTCCTGAGCGATAAGCGTTTAAATTTAAACTACCTCCATTAGGAAACATAGTAAGATTACCACCCATTTCTTCCATAGGCATTTGAGACATTTGTTGTGCCATCATATCTAAAGTTTCTGGAGTTGGAGCATTTGGAGGTACAGCGTTAGCATCTAATGCTTTAGCAAATTCCCCTGCTTCTTCTGCTCTTCCAGGTTGAGCTGGAATACCTTGTTCAGCTTTCATTTCTTCTTGCTCTTCAAATAACTCATCTAATTTAGCATTATACTTATCAGCCATTATTTGAGAAGTACGTCTTGAAATAGCTTCAGAACTTTTATTTTTTATTACGTCTTCGTACTTACCTATCTTCTTTAAAAGTTTATCTGCTTCTTCAGAGAATGGTCTTTTAGTTGTAGGACTTTTTAATTTTTTAGAAAATATTCTACCTTCAGTTGCTCCAGATGTAGCCATCTTAACTCCTGAGTTTGGATTTGCAGAGCTCTCTTTATGATCTACTCCGTTTATCATAGCACCTCCGTCAGCTCTGTATGATAGAGAAGGATTCCCTCCACCACCATTAATTTGTATTCCATCTCCTTGTATCACTTCTCCACCCTCTGCTTCAAACTGAGAAGGAGTAGAACCACCTAATTTCATTTGCATAGGATACATTATACTTGGAAAACTTTCACCATCATCCTCATTAAAATTTCTTTTTCTTCTTAATTTTTCTTCTGCTATTGCTCTTCGCATTTCCTCTTCGTCTTTATAGATAGCACCATAAGCAAATGATTCATCTTCATTTGGGTTAGAGGAAGTTCTATTAAGATATGGAATAGGCATCATTTCTGTAGCAGGATATATAGCATCTAACCTTTTTGTATCTTCAAAAGTAAGAGGTCCTTCTTTTATGTATCTTCCTTTTTTTCCTTCTTTAGCTCTTTTAGCTTGCCTTTTTGTTAATTTACCACCTAACGGACCACCTTTTGCGTAATGTGTATTCATAGTTCCTCCTAATTTAAAATTAAGTATTCTTTTATCAGCATAGTCCCACCCTGGTTTATTTTCTACAGCATCTATTAATGCATCTTTAGCTTCATCTACAACACCTGTATCATCTAACAATTGAGCTTTGTTTGCTAATTTAGCTGTTTTATTTACTGTATTAAAAGCATCTATGGCTTTTTGATTAGCTTTTTGTAAAGTAGGATCAATATACTTAATATTATCTTTTAATGATTTTGTTAATGATCCTGATACGTTATCATAACTTTTAACTTTATCGTATGATTTACCTATTGTTTTAAATAATTTTTCTTTTGTTTTATTTGAAACAGGTAATTTATTAACTGTTTTATTTGCTTTTATTAATGTTTCAAAAGCAGGACCTAATATCTTACCAGACTTCCCTATTTTACCTAATAGTGGTAATGCTCCTAATAGTTCAAAAGCTGTTTCTCCAGAAAACAAACCATTCTTATCATACGAATCTTTTACATCTCCCCATGAAGTCATCCCTGTAGGATCTAAAAATTGTATAGATGGTTTAACAAAATTTTTATAATATTGAGTAGGTCTTTCTCCTGTAACAGTAGCTGTAGGCAGATGTCTATAATCAGGATTCATAAATTGTGACTCATCGTAAACGATGTTATCATCTACAGATTGAGCATTTTTATATAATTCTTTGGATTTAGAACCATCTGGATCATCTAAAAGAATCCATCCTCTATTATTTTCATCTGGTACATTTACTAACCAATTACCTTTTTCATCTAAACCATATCGTACACCAGGTCGTTTATCATAAGTAAATATCTGAGAGGGTTTATTTAAACTACCACCGTTAGGAAACATTCCTATTGCAGCTTCTTGTCTAACTACTTCAGGCTCAACAATTTCTGGTGTCATAGGAGCTACTCCTGATTGTTCAGCTTGTAGTTTTTCAGCATCTTTTTCAGCTTGACGTTCCGATATTTTATTACCAGCCATACTGCCAAGCTTTGCACCAGCCGATGCACCAGCAGGACCACCAAGAAAAAATCCTCCAATTCCACCAGCCACAGCTCCAATAGCTCCAGCATTCTTGCCTAACCATTGTCCAAAACCATGTTGAGGTATTTTACCACCATAAGCCATTTGGTATTGTTGATAAGCATCTGGAAACGCTTTTACCAACTCTTCTTCTGTATAAGATTTATTACCAAATGAGTACGTTGGTTTTTTTACTGGTATTTGTTTTATTGTAGACATAAAAAACTTGTTTTAACAAAGATACTAAATTACCAATTTATCTTGCTGAGAACCTGTAAAAAGTTTTCAGGTAGTGTAATAAGAATCTTCTATCATTTATATTATCAAATTCAAAATCGGCAATCATAATCTTATCACGAAGCCTATCTTTAAACTCTCTGTTTTTATCTAAATTAACAGGATTAAAAATATCTATATCTACTGGAGTAGCTCCAAATGAGTTCAATACTGCGTTTCTTGCAATAGCTGATTGCCACTCTCTGTCTACTCTTCGTATATTATTTTTTGGAACAATACTTACCCAGTCTGTATTTTGATACGTAGTATTACAACGAATCCTACTAAATGTTTCTTGGTCTATCTGAATAGGATTAGAATCATTAGAAAATACCTCTGTGTAGTATCCAAAGTTATCAAACACTTTAGTAATACCTTTACCATCATTAATGATAAGTTGTAATGTAGAATTAAAAATGTTACCATAGAACTCACCGTACTTTCCTTTATTATGTCTATACAGAGCCTCCGAATTTATTGGGTTTGGAGATAGTATATTCACACCATCGTTTAAGTATATCGTAGGAGCGTGATCGTAGAATCCTGTGAATACTTCATACGCCTCGTTATATACAATAGTCTCTTCTACAATCTCCATGATTTGTACATCGAATAATAAAGCTGTTTCACCTAAGTATTTCCCGTAAAGGTCTTGATCTATTATACCAGTAGCATCTACCGCACCATTGAATATTGCATCAGATCCGATAAATGAACCAACAGACATACGTATGTATACAAAATCCGTATCAGAAGTTGTTTCTGATATTAAAATACTTTGGTCAACACCTTCTACATTAATTTCAACATAGTTACCTATGGATATAGATAATATACCTAAACAAGTCTTCGAAACTTTTAATGCATTTGTCATGATATTATCACTTGGAAAAGCCTGGAATGTGTAACGAGCAGATGCTTTACATAAAGAAATAGGCTGTCTGTTTAAGAATGTAAACCAAACTTCATTAAAACGTGTTGACCAAGTAGAATGTATACCCTTATTAATCAATGGGTTATCATTAGTTAAAAGATTACCAACCAGTTTATCAAAGAACCATGGATTCATACCTGCTTGCATTGAAACTGGTACTAATTGTTTTCCTTTAATCGAATACATTTGTTTATGGTATGAGTCTATAAACATTAAATTCGTATTCGTAGAGATTGGAACCCATTGATGGAAACATCCTATATCAGTAGAGATGTATTCGAAATCATGCAGTACATCTCCAAAACCAATTTGTAGACTTCCTGCAGGGCCGCCTGTAATTGATCCCCTTGGATTTATTAATAAGTACCCACATCCGTGATCTTGGAAAAAGAATATCATATCATTATGATTGATAAGTCTATTTACAGGTCCTAAACTTCCTTCCACATCTTTGTATAAGAAAGCGTCAAACTGTCTCCAGTTATCGATTACCTCACCATTAATCTTTCCTCGTGAGGCATAGATTCTATTATCAAATGTTTCCAGTAAAGGAACTCCAACAGGTCTACCTATAAAGGATATAAAGTCGTCTTCCCTACTATACAGAGACTCTGCTTCGTAGGTATCATGTGCATAAGTTATATCACTTGCAGGAGGGTAACTACCGTCAGGTTTTGCTTTGTTCAAGAAGTGTCTTCCGTTTCTTAATGTAGTATTGAACGTACTAACTAAAGGAACTACAACTCCATCTCTGGATGTATATGTGACAGGATCAATCGGCTCTTTACCATCCACACGAGTAAAATCGTATTGTGCGTGATAAACATCTCCACCAAAAACACTGAATGTATTTAACGCTGATGAACCTGATTCTTTCTGAATGAACCCTCCAGTACTCTGGTACACGTTATTAGCTCTCGCTGCTTGAGTGTTACCACCGTATTGGTCTAATAATTCTCTTTCATAGGTTACCAACATAGGTCGCCCATTTAATCCTCCACTCTGTGTAGATGTATTTCCAGGAAGAAATAATTCTACTCCTCCTCCTAATGTAACAAATAGACATAAACCACCATCTACCTGTTCTTCACTATTTGACATATCTGCGGTTGGAGGCGTACTGTTCGTAAACTGTACGGTAGGAGATAGTGTTGGTATAGCTGATAATACTGCTCCTGGTTGAATCTCTCTTGTAAACTCTAATGGTATTGTTTTCTTACCATTACTTCTTACTTGATCTCCATCTGTAGGGTCTCCATAACCATTTTCAGTTCCTGGGTGTATTACAATCTTCGTTGGTTCAGAAACACCACAATTCAACATAGTATTGTTGATAGTTAAATCCTCTTCTATAATCTCTGTAAATGTACCGTCCACACGTATACGATCTCCTAACGAACTTCCAACCGTATTAAAGAATTGTAACTCTGGGCTATAAATAACCAAACTCTTCTTAGCGTCTGCTGGATATAAAGTAAGATCATCATAATCAGGATAAGCATCTTTTCTTCCTTCTACCATTGGTCCAGAGACATTCCACCTTAATAAATTTCCTCCCTTTCTTGGGAACAAGTATAAGTTATCATCACTTTCTACTTGGCATAGTTGATGAGCGATTCCCTGAGCAAGTTTAGTTCTATCCGATACTTCCCGTTTTACTCTTACTATTTCGTACCCACTTATGCTGTCTAAAAGGTTAGCGGGAATTTCTATATCAAACTCTAATCCAAGTTGATTTAATTCTACTCTGTCCCCTAAAGAATCGGAAACAGATTTCAACATATCAGCACCACCTACATAAGGACCACCAGCAATAGTTTCTCCCCAAGGGTAGTTACCATAAGCTCGTAGATTTCTACGCATTTCCCATCTTTCTGGAAATTTAATATCACCGATCCAGTTTACAAATCCTGGATTCCCTGCTAAATCATATAGTACTATTCCAAATCTATATACTTCTCCAGGAGAATACCCTCTAAAGATTACATTAACGAAAGGACTCTTATGATTCAGAGGTGTAGAGATGACTGGATACTTTTCATCATTCGTTCCAAACTCATATACAGTACTCTGTTTTCTTGACTCTAAGAGTGGTGCAGCACTGTTCATCATATTTGCAGGATCATAAAAGTATCCTTCAGTATTTGCACCAGTTATTTCGGATTGAGTTATGAACTTATATTTAACATATGGTCCTTCCCCACCAAGAGTAACACCATCAGTCTGCCATTTAAAAGGTAGGAAATTACTATTCCAATCTACTTTATTATAAGGATTGATAGCGTCTCTTACTACAGAGGATACACTGACATCTTCTGGATCTTCGTACCCCCAATCTGCATCAGCAGTATTCAACCCAGGTACATAACTTTTAATACTACTTAACTCTCCTGTTACTGAGTAAGAGTTACCATTATTATATGCTGGGTTACCACTTATGTTATTGTCCACCAAAGAGTTACCAAAACGGTATGCTCTTGCGTGAAACTTCAAAGTATCATTTTTAGGTGCAGAGATATTCCCTACTATAAGTCTATTGTCTTTGTAACTGAGTGTTTTTGCTTTTTCAAAAGGAACACCAAATATCTTATACTCTGTATCAGACAAACTAAAAGAACTTTCCTCTCCTGTATGTGTAATGACAATTGAGTTAGAAGAAGGTATTTCCAATGACTCAAAGACATTAATCTCTGGAGTAGACTCAGCTGCCCCATAGTATAATGATATTAATTCTATAGTATCGTAAGTACTATCAATATCTTTAATAGATACAGATACACTCTTAGTGGTAACAGTTGAAGGATTTGTTCCAGAGTATTCTCCCAATTGACTCCATTCTGTTCCTGACTCACTATTAAGTAATACATTGATAAGTCTACTTGCTGGAGACACTTTAGATTGTGCTCCTGTAGAACTTGACAATCTATATGCATATTGATAGATACCTGCTTTCAAAGTACCGCCCGAATTAATTGAATTTAATACTGGTCTTGAGAAATCGATTGAAGGAGTAAGACTTAGAAATGCAGGATCGACACCTAAACTTGTACTTATGGAAGCTACATTTAAAGCTCTTACATTGTTATGGTTATCTGTGAAATAAGTTCTTTGAATCTCTTCGTTCTCATAACGAGCTACCATCTCGATCGGATGTTCTGTAGAGAATCCTATGTCATCATGGGTATATCTAATTTCAATACTATATGTATCAAATACTTTGTCGTAAGTTGCTACCCATACTTGCCCATTTCCGCCTTTTTTTGAGGTATCATTTGTAGTACAGATTATTAATTGATCTCTTATTTCAGTATATCCTATGATTTGTAAGTCTGTTTGACGAGTCGCAAATTGAGTGCCTATTGTGTAGTTAGATTGTCCAAGAGAATTCACGGATAGTATAGCTGCATTCTCTGAATAAACAGATACAGAATTTGCTGATGTTCGAACTACTTTGATTCCCATTATAGACAAAGCAGATGTAGGATCGTTTGCAACATCCATTACCTGATTAAAATAGTCTTCAAACCCACCAGATATTAATTGGAAAGCCTCTGTTATAACGCCTGCCGCAGTTTCTACTGTAAAGTTATCAGTTACACCTGCTATTGGTGCAGCTACACCTACAATAGGTGAAACCTTAAACACACTTGGGGATGTAGGGATAGTCAACTCAAGAGTGTTACCTTTTACATTTGCTAAGGCTCCTCCAGAATCTTCTCCATCATCACTTAGTCTGAAGTTCCGAGCATCTCGATATGACGTAGGTTTAAGCCTATCCTTACTAATAGATTTATTCATTCCTTCTTCAAAGGAATTTGTCTGCATCTTTCTTCCCATGTCTTTTTATTTAAGTCTTTTTATTTCTCTTATACTGTTTCCTGAAAAAAACGTATCATGTTGATTTATCATAGGTTTTAAACGTACCCAAGAATTTTTAAAGTTTTCTACTTTATCTACGTTAGGCATCATCGCAGCACTTGCTGCTCCTCTTACGTAGAATAACCAATTACGTTCTGAATCTCTATACACAGCTTCATTAAGATTTCCTTTACGCCATTCTTTTCTATCCATCATAAATTGACAATAGAACTTTAACGCCTTATCAAAATACACATTATCTGGAACCATTGGGTATCCATCCTCATCCACTTGTATAGCTTTATATGCCATAACAATAGTTCCTGATTCAAACGAAGTAGCGATACAACCATTTTGTATGTAATAATGAGACATGTTACCAGTACCATTGTCAGAAAGTTGTGGAAAATTTTCATCGTCTATATCTTGTGAGTTTAAATAGTTTGTATTTAATCCTGATTCTGAAGGTCCTGGGCCCATCGTAGAACCCATTAACTGTAATGGAAAACCATTATACGAAATCTGCATTACATGGTGAAAATCATACGGTAAAGGATGATTATGATTTGTAATGTCAATTTCTACAAATCTATCTACATATTGTGTTGCAGCACCAATTAATTCTAATGCTTCAGCACACCATTCAATAATATCCCATACCTCTAAATCTTGAGGAGAGTCAAAATCTCTGTATAGTCCATCTACTATACCTTTCACACTTTTATGTTGATAAATCATACTCTATGTATTTATTCGTAATAATCTACTTCTCTAAACTCATCTTTTAACAAAGCTGCTAATTGACGTTTGTTTTTTCTGGCTGCTGTAAAACTATACATACTTTTGTTTATAAAAGTAGCGTTTTTCTTTTTCCAATAAAATCTAAAGTTAAATGAATTAGTATGATCATTCATGTGATATACTTTTTGACCTAACTCTTTTGTTTTTTTCCAGTCAGGCTTCATGTTCTTAGGTTTAAAATAAGTTTTACTTTTTTTAATTCTAATTGAACCTAACCTATAAGGCATTTCAAATTCAAATGCTTCGAATAATATAAGCTCCATTACTCTCTGATTAAAACTCTTTACTACTGCAGAGTATGTTTTAAAGTCAGAAGCTGTATCTCCATATGCTTCTTTATAAAGCAAATAAGCGTCTTTTAATGTTTTTGTGTCTGTAAATACGTTTGCCATTATTTAGTGTCTTGTGTTGGTCCTGATATAGCATTGTTATTTGTATCTTCTGGAGCTTGAAGTAATATTCCCATACGTTTTACCAACATTTCAGTAATCCTACCCGCCATCTCTAATGTTATAGGAAAAGAACTATCCCATGTGTAACATTCTTCTGGAGCACATTTTTGACATTCTGTTATATCTTCAGGATCTTCTAATAAAGCTGATATTTGTAACGTAGAAGCACTTTCTCCTACTAAATACATATATTCACCCTTAATATACCAACGTCTATCATTTTTAGTGTACTTACTGTGTTTGTGCCATTGTTGTCTATGGAAAGATGTTTGTGTGTAACTTGTACCACTTGTTAAAGACATAACAGCTATCACACCGTTTTTATGCCCTCTCTGTATAGTCACAGGCATTTTACATTTACTTCTATAAACTTTATCATCACATGAAGGATAACATCCTGGATCAATAGAAGCGTCTATTTCTTCAAACTCCATTACAAAATGCTGAATCCAAGAGTCATGTATTTTTCCTTTTTGGGAAAACTCTTGTCTGATAAGTTGAGCCCTTACTTGTGTTATCCAGTAAGCTACTTGTCTATCTGATGGTTTTGTGTCGTCTGATTGAACTCCACCTGTTACCAGGTTTTTCAAATCAAACACCATTTTATTCATTGTTACAGCACCCATAGTGTTTATATTTTTCTTTAATAAAAAAGGAGGATTAACAAGTAGCTATCCTCCTTTTAATCTTTTAAAAGTACCTCTCTCTATAAAAGACTTACGCTTCTCCTTCTAAAAATTTGAACGCTTGACCTACGATTAACGGAAGGTAAATATGTCCGATAAGTTTTTTTAACAATGTTACATCTTCTACCTTTAAATCTATAACCTCTTTAGCGTTATAAATATCCTGGGACAAATTGTATCTTCTTGCTTTTTCCTCACCACTCATTTCATCATTTTCTCCAGGTGTTAACAATGCTGTTATGCAAATGTCTTTTAAGTTCATTTTAGAACTTTCTGGATTCTTAGGATCTGCTGGTATCGATTTACCATCCAAAGTTTTAAATTCTTTTACTAAATTTACTTTCATTTCTCTCTCTTTTAAACTATTTATACAAATATAATTAATTTTTATACGCTAATTCCATAAATAACCCATTTATTCTATCAAAAGTTTCAGTGCTATGTCCTATAACATCATCTAACTCAAATGCTATAACTTCATATACTGCTAATAATAATTGAAAATTATTTTCATAAAAGTCACACGCAAAAATACTTTCAACTCTTTTATTGTATCTATCAATAGTAGAAGATCTTATACCATGAAATTTATTTATAACTTGTTTAGCTTGATCCTTGGTTAATCCTTCATTTATAAATCTTTCTAATAAATCTTTATTTAAAGAATAATTACATTCTTGTAATGATGTAACTATTAAATGTTTTAATGATACTCTTGACAATTCATTAGTAGCATTGTAACATACTTTTAACATAGATACTTTTGTATTTTCAAGCAGTATATTTAAAAAATCTATAAAAAATTCTGATTTAGATGTGTCTAACTTTCCATGTGTGTAAAAATCAAATCTGGATCCTTTAGAGTTTTCTAATTCTAAAAACAAATCATGTTGTTCTAAATCTGATATTTTATACTTAAATTTTTCTTTTCCTTTAAAAGAATGTATTATAGCTGGTATGTTTACTTTTTCTATAAACCTTCCAATTGATTTTCGTGTATAATATATAAAAATAGCACTAATAATTACAATTCCTAAAACCCATTGATTGCTTATATATGTAATTGTTTCTCCAAATAAATCTGTTAACATGAGAGTGTGTTTTAATAAAAATTTTCAATCCTTAAAAGTACGTATTAAATTCAAATTTACTTTTAAAAAACTCTTTTTTATGCATTTATTTATTACATCCTCTGGAGTAAGATCATAATAATTTTGAAAGTTATAAATCCAAGCTCTCTACATGCTATTATATCTCCTGTTCTCATGGTACTTTATTTAATTGGATTTTTACGGTATTAGCTGATTAATAGTAGCGTCACCTTTATAAACTTTGTTTTCTAAAATTGATGCTAATGTAAAATTAGTTAAATAAGAATTAACAATACTGTCCATTTGCTGTTTAGTTTCCAAAATATCTTCATACAAAAATGTTAAAGTTTGCTGATTGTGTTTTACATCATAAACAATCTTTGTTCCTTTTGTATTTAATTCGTTTTCTAATCCTGTGAAGTCTTCCATAATATTAATAATTAAATTTCAAATGTGGTCTTAAATTTTGTCTGCTCAATGAAGTTGGTAAAGAACCATCTGAATAGTCAAAACCCCCTTTTTGGTTACTTGCTAAAGTGGAATCTGTGTCCCAAAAAGGATAATTACTTAAGTCGTATGATCCTTGATTATTAATCCACATTACAACAACACTATCTGTACCATTATAACAAAAATTATCTGTAAAGTCTAAGTTTTTCCAACCTGAAGAGGCTGTTTGATACCAACTGCCGTCTAATACTGTTGTTTCGTCATTTACAATAAGTGAACCATTTGCACCTACTAAGCTTAAATTATTTCCACTACCCAAAGTGTTTATAGTACCTGGCAAAGTTATTTGAGACGTATGATAAATCTTTATAGTTTGATTAAGCTGTGTTATTCCACTCGGTTCTGTGTATGCTTTAGAAAGCTGTAAGCCTGTAAATTGCTTTGCGTTACCAAGCTCAAAAGCACTCATTATCCATATACCTAATGAATATCTGTAATAACCACTATAAGGCGTATAAGAATTAACTGAACCTGAACCACTCAAAACAGTATAATTAGTTCCAACAATAGGCGCACAGGATTCGACCTGTGCGCTTGATAAAATTCCATGAGTAGATAAAATCATTTTTTTTTTTATTGTAAATTACCACCAAGAGACCAAGTATCTGTGTTGGTTTTTATTAATGTAAATAACGAATACTGCCCCAATGATATAGTCTTATTTAGATATGATTCAATAATAACTCCTCCAGTAGGCAAAAATATAGTTTGTCCTGCACCCTTTTGTTTTACTAAAATTTGGGTTCCAATTGGAAAAGCCACCGAGCTATTTAATGGTATTACCAAAGTGTTACCACTTCCATTGTTCATTGAAACTAATTTATTAGCATCACTTAAAACAAGTGTATATGACGCACCTGTTTGAGCATTTTCAGTAATTAATTTATCAGACTTTACTTCTATAATTTCATCAAGTGCTGCAATTAAATCTGTTTGTGATGATAATGTTCCTGTTATATCTCCCCAAGCAGTTGAGCTAACATAAGCATCATTAATTACTCCGTCAGCATTTTTATAATAAACAATCTCTGTTGCTAAGTCGTAAAAATAAGTATCATTTGATACACTACTCCAATCAGCACTTGAATCTGTCTGCACGGTGTATTTAACACCTGCTGCCATTGTTGTTGTTACCGTAGTTACTGCCATATTAAATAGTATTTGCTGTTATAAAATTATCTAAAGCTGTTTTTTGATCTGCTGTCATTAGATCGTATTCTAATTCTTCAAAACTTTTCGGAATACCGTCAGTAATCTCATAAAATTTCATTATTCTTTTTATAGGTTGACTAACATTTACTGTTGTCAAGTCCTGTGTATCAATAAACATTGATTCAAAAACAGGATCATTAAATTCTGTTTCTTCTTGTTGTTCCATATCAGAATCATACCTGTAAACAACTTTTTCTATTATGTCAAATTTTTCTGTCATTATATTAAAATATTTCCTTGTGAATCACTTGTATTTACTATACCTTGACTTATATTAGCCGTATTTACAGGAGTTGTTGAACCCTCAAATGAATTATTTGCATACTTCCACGTTGAACCTCCTGCTCCACCATATCCATCAATGCAATAAGCTGAAGCATTTGCTACTTTAAATGATGAATTTACAATTTCTAATTCTAAAAGTACATTTGATGTTGTACAATGTCCTCCTGCATTATTCCATTTACAAACAACTGTTGAATTGTAAAGATTAGGTCTAAAAGTTGTGATATTTGAAGATGACTCCACATAACAATTATAAAGTGCTTTTGTTCCTGTACCACTAAAAGCATAGTTTGAAGATGAAATTAAAGTTGAGTTATGAAAATCTCCTTGCCCACCAATACCACTTGTTGAAATACCAACACAATTCTTACCATTTGCACACGATATACCTGCACTACTTGTACTTATTCCAACACAATTTGTTGGTCTTTGAGCATTTATTCCTATTGAACTTGTAGACTTACCTGTTGATTCGTAAACTTCCCCATTGCAAACAATGCCAGTACCATTTGTAGTTATACCGACAGAATTATAAATTCTACCTGTACCGTTATAGATAGCATCTCCGTTAACAATTTTTGCGTAACAATTTACTATTTCTCCAGTTGCAACATATATTCCATTACCATTTGAAGCACCTGTACATTGTATATTAGTGTCGTATACATTTATTGCACCAAAAGGGTTATAAACACCTCTTAAAACTGCTGTAATATTAAGTCCGTATAATGATCCTAAGCCTGTTGTTCCACTTCCATAAGTGTTAATTAATTGACACCCATTTCCTTTAACAGTTGCACCTGAGTTATTATGTTGTAAACAATAACCATTTGCATTTACGGATCTACCTGTTCTAATAATTGTTATATTATTTAAGAAAACAGTTCCACTTGAATTAAAAGTAAAAGCGTGTGTGTCAGCGTCAACACTCAGTTTATAAATATGTCCATTCCCATTAACTGTAATGTCGGGAATTAATGTAACTGTTGTTGAAGTTGTTTCTTCAATATCAGCAAACATTTCAATAGTATCTCCTGCACTTGCCGAAGCTAAAGCCAAAGCAAAAGTAGAGTAATAAGTGTATGTCCCACTTGAATCTGAAATACCTAAAACTCCTCCACTTCCTCCTCCTCCTATTAATCCATCAACGTACTCTTTATCAACTAATGATCTGTTGGTATAATTAGCTGAGTAATCTGCTACATAAACAAGACCCTGAGAATTGATACTATCGTCAATAGTCCAAGCAGCATCGTACATCTGCATCTTATTGGAACTACCACTTACATCATCTTTATAAGTAAATAAAAGTTTACTTGGTAGTGCTTCTACTGTTGAACCTTTTGTGTATGCTGCGTTTACTCCTGTAAGTGTTGCTCCTCCACCTATAAGTATAACATTTCCGATATTTCCACCATCAATTCTTTCAAATTTAGAATAGCCAGAACTGAATAATAGAAAGTCATTTGTTGTAGTTCCATGTATTAGGTTAGTACCCATATTAATAGCTCCAGTCATAGTCCCACCAGAAAGAGGTAGAAAATTAGAGTAAATGGTTCCTTGTAATGTAGCTATCGCAGCAGTAGTCCAACTTTCTAAGGCAACAACCCCTGAAGCATCAGGAAAAGACCAAGTTCGGTTAGCAGTTGGTAGACCTATAAGATCTAAAGTTACATCCGCTGTAGTACTTAAAGACTGAATTGTTCCAGTAGATGACCTAAAATGAAAGGAAGTCGAGTTAGTAACATCTTCTAAGAAAAAGGAGCCTCCTGATGCGAAGTACATTTTTTGTGGAAATGATGGGTCGTAAAAATCAACGATTTTGTTACCATTCAGATTAATATCTCCAGACATAGTTCCTCCAGCAAGTGGGAGATAGTCAGCTAATCTTCCATCAATATACCCTTTATCTACTAAAGAACGTGCAGTGAAGTTCGCATTGTAATCAGCAGCGTATTGGAATCCTCTGGAAGAAGAAGATCCTCCATCTACTACAAATGAATGCTCTGATTCATCCCAAGATATTTTTGGTGTTCCTGTAACTCCTACTCGTATTAGGTCAATATCTATATCGGATCCTGGATTAAAAGCTAAAAAGTTATCTAATGCTAAGTTCGTACCATCAAAAGATAGTCCCCCACCATATAAGAATCCATCATTAGAACCATTCATATAAGGAATCCTTCCAGAAATCCCGTATGCAGGAGTAGGAATAGCAGCTAAATTAACTCCTATAATACCCGTTATGTTATCATAATTAATCGTTGCGTCACCTGATAAAGCTAATCTTGCTCTTGCATTTGTGTAATAAAGATTTCCAATACCTTCTATTAAGTTGTCTGTATCCTTCGCTGCAAAATTTGCATTAAATCTTGAAGTAGTGAAATAATAGTTTAAAGCTCCCTCTGATAAATCGTCTGTACTCTTAGAAGTCAACCTCGCATCAAAACGAGCGTTTGTGTAGTAGTATTTATTACCGTCTAATTCTGTACCTGCTCCTGTTGCTGTTCCGTCAGAACCTTCATCTAAATCGTTGGTATCCAAAGGTATAGCACCTATCAAACCGATTTGAGCGTCTACATATTGTTTTGTAGCAGCATGTAAAGCATTTATTGGATCAGCATGTAAAGTAGCAAATCCACTCATAGTACCTCCAAATAAAGGTAAGAATTTATCTACATACTCTTTGTTAGCTAAATCTTCATCATTTGTAGGAGTAGAAGAAGACGTAATTTTATTAGAACCCATATCTAAGTTTCCAGTCATAGGACCGTTAGAAGCATCTAATTTTAATCTACTTGACTCTAAGTTTCCTATAGAATTATTTATTGATGTTAAATCTACATTAGCAGCATCTAAAATCATCTGACCTGTAATATAGTAGTTTTCCGTGCCTCTTCTTACACCAAACCAATCTGATACCTGTAACGAACCTCCACTTGGTAATTCTGATATTTTTTTATTTTCTGCAGCCATAAACTTTCTTTTTATTCGTAGAAATTGTAATTATTCATTGAGTTCATATATTCTTTCCAAGCTTTAGAATCACTTGCTAATAAACAAGTAGTATTCTCTAATTGAATACAAGAATCTTCTATCGGTTCTTCTAATAAGAACAACCCTCCAGATTCTAAAGCTAAACAACAAGGTCCTGATGATGGTAATGGTGGAATACCTGCTGGTATTTGTAAATCTCCATTAGCATCTGCAACAACTGATTCTTTAGGTCTGAAACATATATTCTTACAATATTTTTGAAACCATGCAAATATTTCATCTAACTGTTTTTCTGTAATACAGTTAATATTTCCCACTTGATCTCCTGCGTAAGAAATAGTAGATAAATTTTCATATTCACAAATTACATCTAAGAAAGCATTTGCTAACTTAAATTCTCTCATTTCTTTCTCTTCTACTTTATCTCCTTTCTGTGTATCACAACAGATAGAAGCACCTTTATCTGCTATACATTCAGAGATTAACCATCTTCTATGCTGTAAATCAGCTTTTGTGTAGTATAAAGGCATATCTTTTATATTTTAATTACTGGTATCATTGCATAATACGGAGGTAAAGCATTTGCTTCAGCATTCGTATTGGTAGCCTCTGTAGTGTCAAATGCAGACTCTGTTGATATATTGTCATCAGTAGTACCTGTTACGCCATTAGTACTCGCTGTACCATACTCGGGTTGAACTATCGTGTGTGTATGAGCACCTCCTTGTATCCACCCACTATTATACAAACTTGGTGTTTGATTTGTTAATCTAATACCTTCCGCACCTCCTGTACCACCGTCTTGATCTCCTAAGAAGCTATGTCCATGCGCACCACCACTTACGCTTACATCTGTTGTTCTTGGGTGAGTATGTGCATCTACAACAATTCCACTTGTTCCGTGTGTATGTGTAGGTAAATTATTTTCTAATAGAGTAATATTATCATGTGTGTGGTTTTTAGTACCACCTTGTGCATCCTTAGCGAAGTCTGCGTCTGATAAACTATAACCAGCTAAAAACTTTCCTCTTAAATCAGGGATAGAAATTGGACCAGTACCATCTGATTTATTTTTAATCACTCCATCACAGATAGCCCAACCTAATAAGTTAGCACCTCCAGAACCTGATAAATCTTTTCCGTATCCACTTGCATCAAAATTTGCAGTACTTAAATAAAAATGTTCTACTTTTCCAAGTGGATTCATTTTGTTCAACCATAAAGCCAATTCTGTACCTACAAAATCATTGTAAGTGTTATATGTAACATCTAAAGATGTTAAAACATCTCCTGCTATTCCAGAAGAAGGATTACCATCTGCTCCATCTGCTCCACGTAGATCGTCTGTAGCATAAGTAGTACCATCCGTAAATGTAAATGTAACAACACCAGTTAAAGGGTCATAAATAGATGAAACTATTCCTCTTCCATCGTTTCCAGGATTACCTTGAGGTCCTGTTGGTCCTGTTGGTCCTAAAGGTCCTGTCGGTCCTACTGGTATTCTTATATTTGCTGGGTCACAACTGCACCCATTATTTCCGCAACTTCCACACATAGTTTATATTTTTATGAACATCCACAACCACAGTCACTACTGTTTATGCAAGCTAATTGTTCTTTTACTTTATCAATTTTTCCCATTGCTGCGTTATACAACATAGATTTATACATAGCATACGTTGCTAATGCATCATCTGTAGAACCTCCGTTACAACAATCTTCACACGTTACTTTCGCTAAAGCGTTATGTACTCTACATTTGGCATTATGAGCCAAAACTATGTATTTTGTAGCTATTGGTAAAAATCCAGTTTGATTTGCGTCTTCTACTAAATAACGTATTGTATAAACACCATCAGGTAAAACAGTATCGGCAGTATATCCTATATCTTCTGGGTTTATTTCAAATGTATTTGCTGTTCCTGGATTTATAAAAGTAACAGGCACATCTAAACCATAAGTATACGAAGTGTCTTCTGGTCTCATAACCTCAATTAAAATACCAGTTGATGTCAATACAGAGCCTACATCCGTTCTTTCTGGATTAGGAGTTCCAAATCCACTCGGATTTGTTGAAACATTATAATCACCAGTAGTTTCTTTTAATGCAAGAATCTTTCCACTGTGTGATTGTGCTGCCTCTAATTTTAAAAGTAAGTTGCTTGTTACGCTAACTCCTGTGTATGGACTTGTATATGGCATCGTGTTTAATTATTGTATTTGTGAAAACCAAATTTTAATCCTCAAAAATAAAGAATTTATTTGATTTTTTTGTATTATGTTAGATATTAATTATTAAAAAAGGGTTAAGAAATACATCTTAACCCTCTCTGTATAAAAATAGAAATTTAATTCTTACAATGTAATCGCTGGGAAAGCTTTAGGCGTAGAAGCCATGTAAGCATTTAAACGTGCTTCAAGGTACTCTGCTGGAGAGTTAGCTGTAGCACTTTCTTCTACTGCGATCAATAACGTAGATGGAGATGCAATTGCTCTATCTAAAGATGCACTTTCGTGAACATCATCAAATTCAATTACATAAACATTGTACGAAGCACCTGCTTTAGCAGCTGTGTAAGGAACTGGAATTGGGAAACCAGTACGGTTTAAAGCACCATCGTATCCTACTGCATCATTTTCCAATGTAGCAATTAGTTCGTAAGTACCTGCACCTTGACTTGGTCCGTTTGAAGCAGCACCAGTAGTTGTTCCGTTAGGATTAGCTACATTGTAAAGGTATCCAAACTCATCAACTTGAGAAGCTAATGTATCGAATCCTTCATCTAAAGAAACTTCAAAAGAAACTTGCTCATATCCGTCTAATGGATTGAAAGTAACTTTTTTACCAGTTAAGCTAATCCCAGCATCACCTGCCATAGCAGCAGCTGTTAATAATGTAGCACATACTTGGTCTGCATTAATTAAAGCTACGAAATCAGTCTCAAGAGTTGCTCCAGTTGGAGTAGCAGTATAAGTTTTAGAAAAACTTCTTCTGTATTGTCTCTCAGAGAAAAGCCCTTTATCGTGAGTGAAATTGATGTGCATTGAAAATAACAATGCAGAAGCTAAAGGAGTAATGTCTCCTGAAGTACCGTTTTCACCGATATAAGTTACTTGCTCAACAGCAGCAGCTGGAGCGATACCTTGGTACTTACGTACATTAGCACCCTGAAGTGGTTGACCAAATTTAGGGCTTCCTAAAACATTAGTTCCCATTACTGGTGTGATTACATCTGAATCAGAGATAGTCTCAGCAGCACCTAACGCAGTTCCATCTCTTTTTAATAAAAGAAATTCACCTTCTGCTAAGTTAGCTGGAGTAGTACCTGTCTGTGCAGCTACTCTGTTACTTACTAAAACTTTAAGTGTTCTATCGTGTGACATTTTTTAAAATTTTTACGATTAATAATTATTCCTGTTTGTTCAACTCATTAAGTTGAGTTTGATACCTCTGACTTTCAATATTTTCAAGAGTCATTGAAACTGCCATTTCTACGATTTCTTGATGAGTTTGTTCTGCAAGCTCACAATTAGTCGAAGTTGATAACTTAATATCTACTGGCTTTTTAATGTATCTAAAAAAATATGTTTCCAGTTCAAAAGAACCATCTGTGAGTAGTTCAACTTTATCATCTAACATAAGTCTCAGGACCTGGTTCTTCCAAGGCTTGTTAAATGGATCTGTCACCACTCTGTTATAATCGTCATGTTGTAGAGGCCTGACTCCAGTCCTTTTTAACTCTACCTCACGAAAAACTCCTGTTCCTGTGTAAGTAAGAATACCTACATTAGTTACAAAAACTTTTCCTTTAGTATAGTCAATAGAGTTGAAGGTAATTGTTCCACTCGTGACGATATAAGCTGTCTGGTCCTTTAAACTACCTGAAGCGGGGGTAATCGGATTACATCCAGGGGCCTTTAAGCTTACTTCTTCATTTATCATAAACCAATAATCTGCAGGTAACGAGACAAAAAACCCATTAGGTTTATTGTCTGTTACTTGTGAAGTTGGTACTGTTAATTCTGCGTTTTTAATTATTTCTCTTAAATCATCTGTACGCTTTTGCGTTGATTCAAAAGTAGCACGCTTAGGATTAGTAACGCCATATCGTTGTTTTACAAATCTTGATTGTGAAAGATTTAAAAACAAATCAATTTCCTCTGGCTCAATGTCAGGGTAATTATTTGTATCTGCTTTATCTAAAAGCAATTTATACGTGATATGCATTTCTGTTACTGTCATTATGCGTAAGCTTCTAATTTATTCTTCAAAGATATTAACAAATTTTGATTTCTTGGGTCTTCTAAGTGAAGAACTGTTGATTCAATATCATGTCCAATTGGTTCGTCTCCTACAAGGTAGTGAGAACCGTTCTTTCTAATCGCATTAATAGCAAGTAAATCTTCAATTAAAACTCTTGTTTTAAATCCTGAAAGATTTACAATAGCATTGAAAGCTTGAGGATCTTCTTGTATAAGTTTATCAACAGCATTTTCAATCATAGTGTGAGACATATTCTGAGCTTTATCTCCTCTAAGTTTAAGAACATCTTTCATCTCTGCTACAGACATTTTACTAAACTTACCGAAAGCAGCTCGTCTTTCACGTACTTCTTGATTATCTTTCTTAGCATCTTCTTCGGCATCATACACTACGTATTCAGCATTCGGCCAATCTTCCATCTCATTAATTGAGTTAGCTACACGCTTACTCTGCATGCAGATGTGGAAATCAAGAACATCTTTTGGATTCATTAAATCCAACTCTAATTCTTTATCATAAATATGAATAGCATATTCTACCCAGTATTTACTATAAGGTGATAACATGTCTTTTTCTAAAAACAAATCAGCTTCTAATTGAGCTTGAGCTGCTTTAGATAATCCAGTGTGGAACCCACCTCTACCTTGAGAAGCTGTTATAGTATCCTTACATTTTGGAAATCTTGTAAATCCAGACCATGTTTCTTTTCTTTTTGCTTTAATTACTACCTTTCTGTTTTGGTAGATATTTGATGCGTTTACATCTATTTCTACTGGTTTAGCAGAAGTAGGCATCTCTTTAACTGCTGCAACTGCTTTTGCCACTGCTGAAGGAGTTTTAGCTTTTGTTTTTTTAGGGATTATATCCATTCCCTCTTGATTTTCTGTGTTATCCTCTAACATTTCTTTTTCCTTTTATCTCTATGAATATTAATTTCTCTCTCTTTTAAATAAGGCTGGACTATCTCAGCCCAGCCCTTATTTTATTTTCTGCTTACTTAGTAGCTGTACAGATTAATTCACCACACGCAAATGGGTTTTTAACCATAATACCACACTCAGACAACATGTGTACTGAGTAACCATCTAAGTTAGATGATCTCATTGTTCCAACAGATTTTGCAGGATTTCCGTAAGGATCGATTGATCCAGCTTCATGCCACATAATCATGTCTGAATCTTTTTTGTACACCTTTTGGATGTTAGATTCTCCACCTTGAGTACCGAAGTCTAAGATAGTAAATCTGTATGATTCAATTGGTCTACCAGTTTTCCAGTGTACCTGTCTGTTACGAACAGTGTTATCGTACAATGGTAAATGTTTCAATGTGATCTTAGTACCATTCAATCCTTCATAAGTTTTGAATTGTCCACCTAATTTCAAATCTTGACCTTTACCAGTAACGAATACTGAATCAACAAGACGGTATTGGTTTACTGAATCTCTCAACGCTTTGTCGAACTCAGCAAATCCGTATTCACCTGTAAATGCTACAAAGTGTCTGTCAGACTCTGGAGTAACATTGTAAGATAAATCGATTAAGAAATCACGGATGATGTTCTCAGTCAATTCAGAGTAGTAACGTTTATTCGCTGGAGCAATTTGCTCACGAATACCAGCTCCTTCAAATACTGGTAAACCATTGTTACCTAACATATCTGTAGTTCCTGTTGGAGTTGAAGAGTACTCAGAGTACCATAAAGAAGCTTCAACCTCTCTGTACCATTGAGCCATAGCTTCCCACTCAGCGAACTTAGTCCATAATTGAGTAGATTTTTTTGGATCTTCTGGATTTGCTAATGAGATAACTAAAACGTCAGTCGCTGCAGAACGTGTAACTGTGTAAGACTTTCTCAAAGTCGTTAAATGATTTCTCATTTTGAACGGAGTAGAGAAAGTAGTATTTCCACCAGTTGAAAATTCAGGTACAGTTGTGTACTCTTTTGAAAGTTGTTTACCAACTTGTAATAACGCAGGATCTACAAATTTTGTAGCATCGTTACCAGTCAATTTAAGAGTATAAACCCATCCTTGACCATTATGAAATGGATCTTCCATTACACGAGCACGGTATTCTCTGTTGTCGAATACTAAAACATCTTGATTAGCGAACCATTTTTCTTCCAAAAGAACCTGGAAAGATTGCTTATTAAGACCAGCATTAGCACCAGCTAAAACACCAACGATTTTAATCGCTTTTTCGTCATCTCCTTGTAAAAACCAGTCATACTCACGGTTTCCTAATTCTTTTGATCTTCCCATTCCAGAAGTCAAATATTGTAAAGGGTTTTGCCCTTGCATACCAAAGATTCTGTGTACGATTGTACTAATAACCTCTGGTTCTGTTAAAAACGCTCTTGAAAGGTGGTTTTGTTTTGTAAAACCAGAGTTCCATTTCGTTTTATAAAGTTGTAATCCGTTTACTGACATTACTTTAATTTTTTACGATTAATAAATAATTTAAAGAAGTCTCCTAAATGATGATAAGTCTACGTCATCAGTATCTTTAGCTTTTCTCGTTCTTTTACTTTGACCTTTCAACTTCGTAGAAGAATCAAGGTTTGATAAACTGTCACGAAGTTTGCTCGAAACTTTTGTTTTGACTTTTTTCTCAATTGTGGAGAAATCAAATTTGTTGTACATTAACCAGGCCATTTTCAATTGCGCTTCAGAGTCAGCTTCAATATCTGAGAGCAATCGAGTCTTTCCTTCTTTATCCGACTCCGTTATGTACTTAAAGAAGTCTTCTTTCTTTTTAGGAGGTATTTGAAAACCAGCAATCTCCTCTTTTTCGTCAATAGTTTTTTTAATACTTTCAACGTAATCTTGGTGATCTTTGATTCTTTTCTGATGCTCCTGCTTTTGACCTTCTACAAGTCCGTCTTCATACTCTTGTTGTTTTCCAGCTAACTTAGGTAAAACTCTTTTAGCTTGTTTTTCAAGTAATCCAGACTCTTCGTAGTCTTTCAATTGCTCGGCTACCTCCTCATCAGAATATCCTTGTAATCTCATCCAATCAGTTACCAGTGCTTTTTGGACAGATTCTTTACTAAGCATGTTATCATCTAAGCTCTTATAATCAGGCATAGATTGTTTGTCTTCGACATATTTTTTAGGATCTCCTCCTGCTTCTAAATATTCAAGGAACGCTTTTGCCTCACTTGGCACGGACTCTTTGTATTTGTTTACTGCTTTTTCGACTGTTTTATCAATCATAGTAAGTAAACCTTTTTCAGAATCTTCAAACTCTTCTTCGTCAAAATCAGCGATTCCACTTTCATCTAAAAACTTACCAAAAGTTTTAAATGGAGAATCTTCTTCATCATCGTCATCAGCGTCATCCTCATCGTCATCATCCTCATTGTCATCTTGCTCTTCTTTTTTTGAATCGCTTTTTTTATCTGACTTTTTATCTTTAGATACTTCCTCTGGAGTGTCATCTTCCTCATCATCGTCTTCTTCATCAGTTTCTTCTTCTAATGAAGCTACGTTTTTGATTTCAATTGAATCATCTTTTCCAGTTCGTGCATCTACGATACCACCTTTCCCATCAGGACTCTCATCTCCTGTTTTTCCTGGGTCTTCTTCAAATAGACTATTACCAAATCCTGTCTTTTCATCATCACTCACTACTGAGTCTGATGCAAGTAGGTTAAATCCTGATAAGTCTAAGTCTCCTGTCTCTATTTTACTCATGTTTACAAATTTAGAATTATAATCAAATTATTTATACTTATTAAACTTTTTTTCTCTCATACTATAGCCCTTTATTGGTTTGGCTTATTACTTTCGGCTTTTCTAAGCTCTAATTCACGTTCTTTTAGGTTTAATTCCCTATTAGATTTTTCTCTTTCATCAGCCATCTTTTGTAACTTCATATTGTTTTCTGTTACATATTTTTCTCTGTCTATAGAATCTCTAACCCCATTATTGTTACGATCTATATCCATAAGTTTTGCTTGAGCTTGTATATTAGCAACTTCAACTTTAGTAGCATTAGCTTCAGCAGCCCTTCTGTCCTCTCTATTTTGTTTTTCGATTTCAGTTTGTTGCATAACTTCAGCAGCTTTTGTTTGAGCTTCTCTATCTGCTTGCGCTGATTGTTCTTGTCTCTGCTCTGTTTTCTCCTGGCTTCTTTCAAGCTCTCTTGTAATTTCTGCAAGAGAATCTGTTTGCATCATTTGAGCAAAAGAAGATATTTTCATATTTCCTGACTGCATTGCTTGTTGTGCTGACATTCTTAATGTTTCAAGAGCTTTAATATCTTTAGAACTATTAGTTATAAAAATACCATACTCAGCATCATGGAACATTCCTTCTTCTAAATCAATAAATACTCTGGACATATCACCAAGTACATATTGTAATTTTTTAGTGCCTCTCCATGCTATTTTAGCTACATCAATAAGTGCTTCGTAAACTCTACGTTTAACTTCATCATGGTTTGAAAACCAATATTCTGTAATATGACTCGATTGTGTTACAGCTCTTTCTGTATTACCAACTAATTCTGAAGAACTAATTTGTCCCATACGTTGTCTTGACACACCTGCTAATTCTTCTAACTCAGTTTTAATCTGATTCAACATCATTACGTGTTGATTGATATAGTTACCCATCGATAAATCTATAGAACTAAATTGATTGAAAGTAGAAGTCTGGCCTTGTTTCCCTTCTTCTGCAGAGTTTATAAACATAATACCCATAGACTCTAAATAGTATAACCAACTATCTACATCCCATCCTTCTGAACGAGGAATCTGAGCAATATCCATTACAGCTAATTTTCCTTTAGATTTAGCAAACGCTAATTCGGTACGGTACATTAGTATATTGTACATGTATTGATAAGGTTTCATTCTATCAATTAAAGAAATAGATTCTGAATTTCTTGCATTATATAAATACCCTACATATCCTGACTTACAAATTGCTGGATTATCGATACTTCTTCTTTGGTTAGCTTTCGCTTGGATATTTACATAAATATCATCTCCAATTTTAGTACCTTCCCACCATTCATTAACCCAGTCCCATTTAATACGCATAGGTAAATCTGTTAATGAGTCAGTCCAGTTATAAAACTTATCTCTATCCTTGGTAGCCTCTGAAGGAACATCAAAGTCTTCATCAACGATTTCTTCATCCCAATTTTCTGTTTCAGGATCGAATACCTGTAAAAACCCTATTTTCTTCAGAGATTTCCACTCTACACGAATAACTCTTACGTTTCCTTCTCCGTCATAAACATTTGCACCACTATTTGCACTTCTGTAAGCATCATCACCTTGGATTCTTATTTCAGATACATTGTAATTCAAATCATTATTTGGAGATTTACCAGAACCATGGTTAGTCATTTCTTCTATGTCACATATTTCTTTCTCCGTTAAATCTTCATTAAATTCATCTATTACAGAACCTAAAGCCATCCATCTTTCTTCGATCACTGCTTGAGCGTCTTCTATGTATGGATTATCTTTATCTGTTACTACTGTAATGTCAAGTGGATTACAAACACGTACTATTGGTTTTCCACCTACTGTACCAACCCAATAAATTTCTCTACCAGATAAAAGAGCATCTTTCATTCCATCATTAAACTTAAATAAAAGTCTTTGTTGCTCTTCTAAATATTTTAATAAGTCGTGAGCAGTTTTCTCACGCATATCTTGGTATTCGTATTTTAAAAATTTATCTAATTCTTCTGGAGGCATTGGTGGTCCACTTTCTCCAGGAACTCCACCATTATAAGCTTGCTCAAATACTTTAACTAATTCTTTTTGAATTATCTCAACCTTTTCTTTTTCGATTTCACTTATTGCGTCAGAGTTAGTTGTAATAGCTCTGTAATTTAAAGGTCTTTTGATTTCTTCTCCAATTAACAAATTAATTTTAGGAGATATAATATCATAGTGTTGTAAGTTTGCAGGAAACTCTCCTTGCTTCATTCCATACGGATTTGTTACGTATTCAAAATCTGAAGGATCTAATTTACCATTATATAAATCGTAATTTACTTGTAAGTTTTGAGAAGTACCAGAAGCACCAGAAAAACTATCTGATGTGACATAAGTCTCAAATGAGTCTATAATTGTTTTACCCCAATCTTTTGTTTTCTTACTTTTAGGTAATTTCTGTCTTGGTATATTATTTTTTCCTGAAGCTTCCATACTTTTCTTTTCTATAATAAAAATATTACAAATATACTTAATTCAAATTGCATTTTTTTATATTATCTATGGTTCTTTTTAAATAAAGGTCTGTTAAAGAAACTATTTTGTGGTATTACTCTGTGTAAACCTTCTTCTTTTGCAACAACCTTATGGTTTTCTTGTGAATGAAACATACATAACATAAATGATATAACACGGTCAAAATTTCCTCTCTTGTTATATTTTATCAACTCTTGTAATAAAGGTATTGAATATAATGTATCCAAATTCCTTATAACATCTCCAGACTCAGTTTCACCTCTTTCTTCCATCAACCAATCTCTAATATAAAGCTCTCCTTGATTTTTTATTGGCTCACTCATGTGAATACCATATCCTCTATGTGTTTTAGAGTTAGGAACAATATCTTTTAAAATTGAAGGTTGTTGTTTTAACAAATGTAAACATTTTTTCTGTTCAAAATATATCTTTAAACCTTTCAAGTTATTCTCATACAGAGTTTGCGCATTGTAATATTCTAATAATTTACGAATTGTTTCATAATATTCTTTAGCTGTTTCAGGTCTCCCTGTATATTCAGCTACAATCATATTATATGTTTTATCAAAATTTTGAAATGTTTTGTAGATAAATGTACTTCCTAATGAAGTAGTAGTAGAACTATCCTGATCGTATGGATCGGTTCCAGCTACGTATAATCCAAATGGTATTAAACCTGCATGGTCTTTATACGGATGTTCCCAAATAACTACACATCCTTCAGAGTCTTCATTATCTTTAATTGGAAATTTATTTATAGCTCTTAAAGTCGGATCTCCTTTCCATCGAACTTTTACATTTTTATCATCTGTTTCAGTATTCCAATATAACTCTCCAGTTTGACCTAATGGAGACATTCTATTAGATGCTTCTATTTTAGATAAGTGTCTTTGTAATTCAATAGTTGGAAATATATTACCTGCAACTTGTAAGAAAGCTTCTTGTGGTGTTTTTGGAAACTGAGTAATGTATTTTTCCCATGTAGTACGAGAATCACTTGTTTTCATTACTTCTCTTTCTCTATCTAACCAAAACTCCGCTGCTTCCCTATTAGAATTACCATCTTTGTCAACCATATCAAAAGTATGCTCATCCTCTTCAAGTTCCATAAAAAATTTAGTAAGCTTTGGAAACTTCTCTTCTACCGGAACAAGTTGTTCTCTTGTAATATGTACTTGTCCTGGTTTATACCACATATCATCTATAAACAAACCACAAGAACTATTTGAATTTCCTTCTTCGTATTCATTTACATAAGGTCTTAACCAATACTTCTCTGGATTGTAAAACATTTCAGAAAAATCGTTAGAACCTCCATCCATATCACCACCTGTTCCAAAAATAATCGGCATACCAATCATTTCAGCTCCATCTCTGAATACAGGAGCAGTAACCATGTATGATTGAATTAAGTTCGGCCACTTACCAGCCTCTTCAAATAAAAACAATTCTGCTTTTTTACCAATCGCTGCAGAGAAGTTATCTTTAAATGTAAGTGTGTAAATCTCTGAATTATACCCAGCCCACACTTCGTTTCCATCTAAGTTTTCTTTGAATCTTGCTTTGACGTGATCTTTTCTATCTGGATTTCTACGTTTACCCCAAGCAGTATTTTTATTTAAAAAGTTAAGTACATCCAATGCCATATACATAGTGGCTTGAGAATACTCATCTAAATAAGCACCTATAATACTTG